TCACTTAGCTTTTCCTTTCGAGTAAGGAAGCGCCGTGGTTTGCAGTTGGTTTGCAAACTTCGTGCTCTTTGCGTTCTCGAACAGGGCGACCGCCTCCCCGGCGAGTACACGAGTTCGGGACAGATACTTGTCTAGGATGGTCGTTACCGTCTTCAGAGAATGCCCCGTGATGGCCGCTATCTGAGGCGTCGTGCATCCGGCCTCGGCAAGCATGGTGACGGCCGTACCTCGCAGGTCGTGAAAGTGCAGTTCGGTGATGCCTGCCTTCTTCGTCGCTGCTTCCCATTGAGCCTTGAAGTACCTAGCCGTCCAAGGCCTGCTTGTTTTGGTGGTCAGGACGACGGCCGTCGTACGCTCGATGCTATCGAGCATCTGCTTGAGCGCCGAGGTGCAAGGAATCTCGACCTTGCGCCCGGTTTTGCCCTGCCTCAGTGATACCAGCGCGCCGTCATAGTTGCCCCAAGTGAGCCGGAGCAGGTCTCCCTGGCGTTGCCCCGTGTGAAGGGCAAGGATCAGGGCACGCTGAAGTTCGATCGGAGCAACGGCCATGAAGGCGTGGATATGTTCGGGCAGCCAAATCAGTTCCGAGCGATCGGCCGAGTGAAGACGCCTGAAGCCGGCAACGTGGTTGCTGAAGATCTGCCCATTCTCCTTGCCCCAAGAGAGCATCGCCGAAATGACGCTGAGGCGATTATCCGCCTCACGCTCGCCCGACGTTTTCGCCACGCTAGCGCGCCAAGACAGAAAGTCTTGCCGAACACGAGGGTCTTCCAGCGCAGCCAACGGCATGTTGCCGAACTTGACCTCAGCCTTGGAGAGCATGCGCCGATATTCGCGTTGGGTGCTGTCAGCCAGCTTCCCGAACTCGGGGGACAAGGTGTAGTCGCGGATGAGGCCGTTCATCGTGCCGGCGTGCCGATCGAGCATCAGCTTTTCAGTCGCGCCGTAGTCTCGTATGAACTCGGGCGATCCCGGCTTCCCGCTCAAGGGGAGGCCGGTAGCGCGGTGATAGTAGTAGACACGCTGAGTTCCGTCAGCGAGACGCTTTTTGACAGTGTTGATGCCCTGCAGTCTGGCCCTAACCATTCTTGCGCCTCCAATCGTCGAGCGCGCTACCGGGCTCGTCTTCCGTCTGGTTGGTGTAGATCACTAGTTTCGCGCCTTCGACTTCGACGCGCGAGACCGACAAGCCGGCAGCGACCACACCTTTGACGGTGCGGGCGATGTCAGCTTGGCGAATCGTCGCGGGCCGGTTTGCCATTAGGCAGCCCCTCCATTCTGGGCCACGGTGCCGAGGGGCACCCAGTTGGCCGGCTGGTGATAGGTGTCGCCGCCTGCGATCGGCGGCTCGTTCTCGCGGCGGCGAACGTCATTCGGCGACAGAGCGCCGATCTCGCGGCCGATGCGGTAGGCCTCGAAGCGGGCCTGAACGTCGCCCCGAAGGAGTGCCGACAGGTCGTGCTCGATGTAGAGGGTGCGCCGGCCGGCTTCGGTGAGCAGGCAACGGCTCATCGCCTGTTCGATGCGAGCGGCGAGCGGACCGAGGGCGTTGCGCACCAGGGCGGTGCTTTCGCCTTCGACGTTGGAATAGGTGGCGTTGTCGGTGATGCCGACAGTAGTCGGCGGGCAGCCGTAGACGCGGGCAACGTCGAGAGCTGACAGCTTGCGCGTCTCAAGGAACTCGGCGTCGGCCGGCTTGAAAGTGATGGCGTCGAACTTGGCGCCGCCGTCCAGCATCATGAACTTGCCGGCGTTGGCGGTGCCGGCGTGGTGCGCCTTCACAGCCTCCCGGATCGCCTCGCGGCTTTCCTTGCCGAGTTTGTCGGGGAAGGAGATCAGACCAGACGGCCGGAGAGCATTCTCCATCAGGTTGTCGGCCGTACGCTTCTGGTCGAGGGCGAGACCGAAGGCGCCGCGGGCGATCTGGATCGGCGACAGGCCGATGATGCCGTCGCGGCTCGGGCCACGCACATGCAACGCCTCATCGTCGAGTAGCACCGTCGAGCCGCCGTGCGGATCGGTGATACGGTAGCGCAGGCGGCCGGAGGTAAGCTTCTCGACGCCAACGTTGCCCCAAGGCTCCGGCCAGAGCGCGACCACCTGACCACGGGCGTTGCGCTCGATGCGGGCAAAAGCGTTGCCGAAGGTGTCGAGCTGACGGATCAGGAACTCGCGGAACTCGAAAGCCGACATGCGCGGGTTGGCGATGTCGTGCAGCACGCCATAGAGCGGGTTGTCGTCGGCGCGTGCCCGACCGCCGTCGTCGGTGCGGCGGAACACGAACAGGCCGACCGATGCCAGCGTTTCCGAGCGGAGCGCAATGCAGCGGGCGGCGACGGCGAGGTTGCTTTCGACCTCGGTCGGCGACACCCCGTAACCGGGGGCACCACGAAGGCCGAAGAACTCGCCGAGGTAAGGATCGTCGGAGCGGATGGCGCGGGTCTCGCGACCAAGAAAGCGGGAAAACCAGTTCATCGGGTCGCCTCCATCAGGTCGAGGTAACGGCGGGCGAGGGAGAGGCGCGGACCGGTCACCTGACGGGCACGCGCGGCGATCGAGGTTTCCGGATAGGCCGGGAAGGCCGAGACGATGGACACCTCGAAAAGGTCAACGGCGCGAAGTTCGCGGCGATCGCCCTGCCAGCTTTCCCCGCCCTTGCGAACCGAGAAGCCGAAGGACATGCCGCCGAGGTCGCCCCGTTCGGCAAGCGCCAACACGTCGCGGCCGGCCGTGGTGTCGGGTACGTCGAGGCTGAAAGCCAGACCGTGGCTATCCTCGGAAAGGCGCAGCGTGCCCGACCGGGTGCGGGCGAGGACGCGGCCGGTGTCATGGTCGACCAGGGCGAGGATGTCGCCGCCGGCCTTGAGGGAAGCGGCGAAGGCGCCGGGTGCAATCACTTCCGTGAAGCGCTCGGCGATGCGGGTCTCGGTGCCGAAGGTGGCGGCATAGCCTTCGAGGCGCCGGCCCTTGGCGCGGATTTCGAGGGAGGCGGCGCGGCGTTCGTGATCGGTCACAGCACCACCTCGCGAACGGAAGCCACCAGCCGGTCGACGGTGGCGGACAGGATGCGGTCGGCGGCGGCGCGGTCGAAGGTCTGGGAACCGACGCCCTCCACCGTGTCGCGGGTCAGCTCAAGAGCGGACCGGGTGGCGTAGAGCTGCTGAACGGCGATCAGAGCCGCCGCCTTCAGCACCGGCGGCAACGGATCGGCCGCCACCGGACAGCCGATGCGGCCGAGGTAATCCCCGGTCGCATCGATCAGAGCGGAAACGGCCTCATCCTCGTCGTTCCCGGCGATCTTGAGGTGTGCCTTGGCCTCGGCGAGGGTGAGGAGTGCCATCTCAGACCTCCGCGTAGGCGAAGGCCTCGGGATGGCGGACCACCACGTCGGCGTCGAGGAAGGCATGCAGGAGAACGCCGCCATTGCTGGCAACGTCCGGATGGTAGGGGTTCAAGAGGATGTCGACGGCCGACCAGTAACCGATGATCAGCTCCGACCACAGGCCATAGATCAGGGCCGACTTGTCGTTGCCGGCGCCGAGGGTGTTAGGAACCTGCGTCGTCGTCTCGACGCGGGTGTTGTGGAAGATTTCGGCGACCGGCATGGTGTGGCCGTCCGCGTCCTTCAGCTTGCGCACCGCCTTCATGACGGTCGGGTTGGTGAGGAAAGCGCCGGTGCCGGTGATGTCGTCCAGCTCAAGAGCGGCGATCAGGTCGGCCGCCGTGTCGCTGAGAGCGGCAGAGGCGACCACCTCGCCGATGCCCTCGGTGTTGAGCAGGCCGAGGGGCTGATTGGCGGCGCCGGTGCCGGCGACGGCGGCGAGGTCGAGCGCCTGGGCGAGCAACTGGCCGATGTCGCCGCGCAGGATGTTCTCAACGGCGGTGCCGGACTGCAGAGTCAGGCGGCGGCTCATGCGGTACTCGCCGGAGACGGTCTTCGGCGACATGCCGACCTTGCCGAAGGAGACGGCGGAACGGGTGGTGTCGGTGTTCTCGCCGATCCAGTGCGCAGCGCCGGACGCCAGCATGTTCGGCAATTCGAGGTCACCGGAGAGGCCGCGCATTACGGTGGCTCCCATGCCCTCGACCTTCAGCGCCGGGCGGTTGATGCGGCCGGCGAGTGCGCCAAGGGTGGTCGGCACCAGATAGCCACCGGCCGCCGGGGTGCCGGCCGTCTGACCGTCGCGGGTCTCGCCGCCGAGGATGATTTCCGAGGGAACCGAGAAGCGGATGCCGTTGGCAAAGCCGGAGCGGGCCTCGCGGCCGCGCGAAAGCTCCTGGCTGATCTCCGCCTCGCGGCCGGTGAGGCGTCCCGACAGGGCGCCGCTGATCGCGTTGGCGAGGGAGTAGGAGCGCAACTCGCGGGCCATCTCGCGGCCGCCGACCGGTTCGGCATCGGCCCGGCGTTCCATCTCGTCGACGGCTTCGACGCGGGCGATGCGCTCCTCGATCTGGCCGACCTCGGCCTTGATCTCGCCGAAGCGCTTGGCCTCGGCCTCGTTGAGATCGCGGCCGGCGGTCTCGGCGTCACTGATCAGCTTGCGCATCTCTCCAACCTTGGCAGCGCGGGTTTCTTTCAGTTCGTGAAGCTTGAGCATGTAAAGGGTCCTTCTGTGGGCCGGGCGCGTCTCTCGACGGGCCACCACCGGCTTAGCCGGCGATCTCATGTTCTGGTGAAATGGAGTTCCAAGCCGTCATCAGCATCTTGAAGTTGAGGCTGACGGAAACTTGCCGGTTGCGCGGCTTCTTGCCGTAGAAGCCTTGGGCGAACCGGTCTTCATCTTGGGTGAATACAGCCAGAAACTGCGTTTCCCGATTGCCGTGTTTGTTCACCCCGTACAGTTCAACATTGACTAGGTACTGTCGAAACTCGATGGACAGGCCGAAGTGCCCGCCGTCGAAAAGCATCCTGACCTGATCGATAGTTTTGCTGGGGTATGCCTTGGTGCCGTAAGCGAGGAAAGCGCAGGCCAACTCGGGGACGCCTTCCACAAGGCGTTCCATGGCTTCACCAAGCGTTGTGGTTTCCGTCAGTTCGGACAACGGACCGGGAAGCGACGCCACGTCCTCATTGCTCAGAGGAGACCCTTCGGCGCCGGAGGCGTGCCAGAACCTCAGGCTCCGGAAACGGTCGATCTCTGTAGGGATGTCGCGAATCGTCTCCGTGGACGCGAGAGCGATAAGCAGGTTAGCGGCCGCTCTCGTGTCCATCTCAGCGGCGCCAACGCCTCGCTTGCCTGTCGGGATGTAACCGGCCTCACGAATGGTGCGTGCGATATGGTCAATCGTCGGGCGATCACGCCCGTCAACCTCGGCAAGTGCAGAAACAAGAGCAGGGAGCTTGGCCATGGTGTGTTCCTTTTCATTCTGACTTTAAGTCGGAATGAAGGATGTCGTCAATCCAATTATGCGTTTTACGCAGAATAGGTCTCTTTGTGCGATCTTTGAGGTTTGCGAGTGCACCCTCAGACTCACGCCTCGCTCGCCTCGGCTTCTGTGCCGCCCTTGAGCAGCGAGGCGATCTGGTCTGCCGCTTCGGCGATGTCTCCACCGATTATGGCTACCGATGCCGGCGTGATGTTGGCTTGCGGACTGGCTCCGGCTGCCATCAGGATTTCGCCAAACGCCAAGATGCGGTTGATCAGCGGCTCGACAGCGAGAAAGGCCTGTGTCACCTCCCGATGCGGGTTCATGGCTGTGCCTCTGTGTCCAGCATGATCCGCCGAAGCTCTTTCGCCCTTGTCGAACCAAGGAGAATGATATCGGCCAAGGCGTCGGCATCCTCGGTGTCAACTACCGCGCTTTCGGAGATGTGGCGTAGCCCGACAGCCCCAAGATAGGCGGCCTGGAGCAAGGAACACACTTCGTCGAGGATCGGCTCGCAGGTCAGGACGAGGCTCGCCATGCTCAAGTCTCCCGGTTTGTGATGGCGGCAAGTCGGCGGCCATCGTCTTCACGGTCCGGATCGGCGTCGAGCTGGTCGAGGACGGCGATCAGCCCTTCGATGGCGTCCTCGACGGTGCGCCGGAAACCGCCGGGCACCTCGACGAACTCGCGGGCAAAGCTCCGCCGTTCACGAAACATCGTGTTCATGGCGCACTCCGTGTGCTAGAAAGAAATCAACAGATTATGTTGATACGCTCGCCGGTATATCCGGTCAACAGAGAATGTTGATATGACACCCGCTCAATGTCGCGCCGCCCGCGCCCTTCTCGACCTAACTCAACCGAAGCTCGCATCCCTAGCTAGCTTAGGGCTTTCAACAATTGTAGATTTTGAAAGGGATCGGCGACCGATCTCGCAACAAGCGTCGGAAGCGATCCAGGCAGCTCTAGAAGCGGCCGGTGTAGAGTTCATAGCTGAGAATGGTGGTGGAGTCGGTGTCCGGATGAGAAAGAACTAACTCGATGCTGGCAACAGATCTCATTTCCAATTTGAAAGGGTATGTTTTCGCCTCGAAATGCTTATTCGAGGATAGTAGCTTTGTATCAGCTATCTGGGGCGCCGTCTTAGGAGCTTTGGTTGCAGGATTTATTTCGTGGTGGCTCCAAAGGCAAGAATTCAAGCGGCAAAACAAAATCGATATTGAGCTATCAAAAAGAAAAGATGCCGCGTTGATGGTTTCACTAATCTCGAAAACACAAAAAATTGTTAGTACGTATGCAAATTTGCTTAATGAATTTAAGGCGTCTTCTATTTTGGCGCAGAAGGAAGGAGATGGTGACCTATCGTCAGAGTATTTCAAATCTCTTCTAAATTTTCCTGAACAAATAGTGATATCAATAGACGAGTTATCGTTCTTTTTGATGGATGGATATAATCCTCTATACAATGATTTGTTCGGTCTAGATCACATGCACAATGGCGTTATCGATGCTCTTCGTTACTACTCAACGGAAAGGTCGTCTCTATTCGATCTTACAAGGATTGAGAATGTTGATAAAGATGGGCGCGTTAAGAGCGTTGTTTCCGAAAATGTGAATAAATTCGTAGCTATGAAGGGAAACCTTGATCGGACGTTGCTAAGTATTAGAGACACATGCGCGATTGAATTAATAAAGTCATATGGCCTATTCCTAGGAATAGTAGGGGAATACAATAGAATATTTGAGAAAAAACTTCAAATCCACATGCCGGCGGTTTCTGAAATGGTAGAGAAACTGACAACTAAACCACCTCCACCATCGGCACCCACTCCTCCTCACCCCCAAACTTCGCAGCCGTGACTAGCGCCATCGCAAGCGCCACCATGCCGTCGATGCGCCCTCGGCTGCGCATTTTATCGAGCTTGCGGTTTCCAGCCGGGTCCGGCGTGGCGACGGTGTTGCTAGCGCACCAGGTGAGAACCGGGTGGCCGCCATGCCGGAGCCGACGCTCGGCAACCAGGCGTTCGAGCAGGTCGACGGCCGGCGCCATATCCTTAAAACCCTGTCCGACCGGATGCATCGGAATGTCGGCGCCGGTGTCGGCGAGTGCCCGCTGGAACTCCTCGATGCGCCAGCGGTCGAAGCCGACCATGCGCAGATCATAGACCTCGCCCATGCGGGCGACGTGGGCAGCGATGAAGGCCGGATCGATGACACCGCCCGGCGTCGTCAGCAGAAAGCCCGACTGCCGCCAAGCCATGTAGGGCACGCGGTCATCCTCCTCGCGGTCGAGCAAGCCGTCGCCGGGCAGCCAGAAGAACGGCACCACATCGAAAGCGCCGTCGTCGTCGGGGAACACCAGGACAAGCGGCGTCAGGTCGCGCACGGCCGAGAGATCGAGGCCGGCGAAGCACTTCCGGCCCTTGAGGCTGTCGAGGTCGACCACCGGGTTGCAGGCCTTCCATTCGCCGATGCCGAGGAAGGTCCGCTCCGAAGCGACGCGCTGATTGAGGATCAGGTTGCGGAAAGCCGGTTCCTTGGCCGGCATGCGCCGTGCCTGTTCGGCCTGCCGCTTCACCTCGCCGAGGCTGAGGAAGTCGCCGAGGGCCGGATTGGCGAGCTTCCACGTCTCCTCCGCCCAAGGGTCGGCGTCGATCGGCGCCGAGTACTCGGCGAGGAAGAAACTCGGATCTTCGATCACACCATCGTTGACGCGTCGGCCGTAGTCGACGAGCTGGCTCATGGGCGCGATGTCGGTCGCCGCCTGGGTGCTGATCACCATCAGGAGCGGATTGTCGCGGGCGCCCATTGCCGTATCGAGGGTGTCGTAAAGCTCGCGGTTGGCAGCCTGTCCAAGCTCATCGTAGATGACGCAGGAGGGCGACAGGCCGTGCTTGCCGGCGACGTCGGCACTGAGGGCCTTGAAGATTGAGCCGGTGGTGAGGTCTTCCAGTTCCTTGCCGAAGCGCTTGACGTTGATGCGATGGGCGAGGATCGGATGCACCTCGACCATGGCGACCATCTCAGCGAAGGTCTTGCCGGCCTGTTCCTTGTCGTTGGCCGCCGAGTAGACCTCTCCGCGCCGCTCGGCTTCCGGGCCGGCGAGGTGGCAGAGGGCGAGGCCGGCGGCTAGGCCCGTCTTGCCGTTCTTGCGGCCGAAGGTGAGGATGGCCGTCCGCACCGGCCGCTTGCCGTCATCGTCCTCCCGGTAGATGGCTTCGATGATATCCCGCTGCCAGTCGCGGACGCGGAAGGCCTGCCCGGCGAGGCGGCCGGCGGTCACCTCGAGGCTTTCGAGGAAGGCGACGACGCGTTCGGCGCGGGTGAGGCCTGCCGCTTCCCATGCCGGCTCGGCCGCCTTGACGACGACAGGCGCGAAGAAGCTCCGCTGATCGTCGTTGATGACGCCAGCCGGCCGCCTGATCGCCTTCGCTCCCGGTCCACGCAACCCCATGTTCTGCCTCGCCTTTCTCGCCTAACTCACTGTTTCAACTAACTCTATTCGTAGGTCCCTCAACGGTCCGAGCCCCCAAATTCCTAGGGATCGGAGGGGGTATACCCCTCGGCCACGAAGGGATGATCGGGGTCGATCGGCAGGCCGTCGAGACCGACGCCCTTGAAGCGGATACCACTGCCGCCCCGCCGATCGATGGCAGCTGTCTTCACCGAATGGCATGCCGGGCACATCGCCATCAGGCCGTCGAGAGCCGGGAAGGCATCGCCGCCCGACGCGATGGACCGGATGTGGTCGACGTGCTGGGCAGGGACCACACGGCCGAGCCGAGAACACGGCTCACACAGCGGAACCTCGGCCAGCTTGGCGGCCCGGAGCCGCTGCCATGAGGCCGTCGAGTAGGGCCAATCAGCCATGATGAACCTCGTGGCTGTCGGCCGGGAATTCGGTCGGGAAGTGCCAGCCTCGCCGGCCTCGCTCCGACTGGAAGGCGACAGCCGATTGGACGCCCATGCCCTGGCGCCTCCTGTGCTCCTTCCAGGCCTTCCAAGCCGGCGTCCCTTCCTCGACGAAGACCTTGACGGGGCGTCCCTCAGCGGCCTTCAGCTCGCGAGCGGCGGCTTGCTTGGCATCGACAGACCAGCCTTCGTCTCGAAGCCATCGCGCCAACGGCACCGCCTCACGGACGTTGCCGGCGTTGCGCCGATTGATACGCCGGTCCCTCGCTGCCTCGATGATCGTCGAGGGATCAACTCGCAGCCGGTTGGTCGCCCGATGGAAGGCTGTCCGCGCCCTGCTTTTGTCGGCGTCATTGTCCCAAATCTCCCACAGCACCTCGAAAGCAGCGTCGAGGTCGTCACCGGTCGAGGTGGGGGGATTAAGGGGGGAATATTTGTTCTCTTTGTTTGGGTGACAAAGCTCTGTCACGGTTGAACGCTCGATTTGGCACTGTTGCCCCTTGGCATCAGTGACAGAGCCTTGGCAGGGTTGGGGCACCATAACCGTGACAGAGCTTTGGCAGGGTTGAGCGGGGGCGAACGGTGACAGAGCCTTGTCATGGTTCGTCTCGCGAACAGTGACAGCCGCCACCTCGTCCGCTTCGGTCTGGCGGATTGGCTCGGGTGCAATCTCGACGGTGACGGCGGAACCGGACGGCATCTTCAGGACGAAGCTGTTGCTGTGCCGCCCCTTGGTCCGAACCACCGCTATCCAGCCGGCCTCCTCAAGCGTCTTGACCGCCCGCATGCAGCTTCGGGCGCTGCTGGCGGTCTTTTCGCCGAGGGTGTCGTAGGACGGATTGCACTGGCCGGTTCCAACGTTCATGGCGTGGCCGATCGCCTGGGCGACCAGACGGACAGGCGCTGGCAGGTCGCCGCAGGCGAGCACGGCATTGAACCAGATTTGGCGGAAGCGAACATCGATCACATCGCACCGCCGATCTGGGCGGCGACAGCGCGGACGCGGTCGGCCAACTCCTCCTTGCGAAGGATCGCCCGCTCGGGGTTTTCGCCCATGCGGCAACCAAGCTTTTCGATGGCTCGGGCGATCGATCGAAGCTCGGTGCCGATGTCGGGGCGGTTTGTATCTCCCCCGCTAACCCATTGATCTAGCCTTGCGCGGCAGGGGTGCCTTTTGCCGGATTGACCAACAAAATCAACACCTCTCCCGAGACTACGAATCTGAGGGTCAGGAGTTCGAATCTCTTCGAGCGCGCCAT